TAGAGTATTTTTGCTGTTTCCATAGTTATCGGAAGAAAATTGCGAAGCTATCAGATCAAGAGGTAGGGCGGCTATTCCGGTCTTTGCTTGAATACAGCGAGACTGGCGAGACGCAGGAACTTGCGGGACGTGAGGCGGTTGCTTTTGACTTCATTTCTGATGACATTGACAGAGCAAAAAAGGCTTATGACGAAAAGTGTGAAACGAACAAAAGCAACGGGTTAAAAGGGGGCAGACCTAAAAACCCAAAAAACCGAACGGTTATTTTGGAAACCCAAGAAACCCAAACAGAAGACAAAACAAAAACAGAAAGAAAATACAAAGAAAAAAACGAAGGAAGAGTTAAGGCGGCGAAGCCGCCTACCCCCGCACGGCACAAATACGGCCAGTATGGCAACGTTTTGCTGACAGACGAGGAGCTGGACAAGCTCAAATCTGAGTTCCCCGATTGGGAGGAACGGATTGAGCGGTTGAGTGAGTACATGGCGTCCAAGGGCACGAGCTACAAGAACCATTTGGCGACCATACGGGCCTGGGCGAGGAAGGATGTACAGGCCCCTACAGGCGGAGAGAATGCCAGATGGGCCGAGCCAAAGCGGCGAAAGACATTCAGCGAACTGATCGCGGAGGAAGAGGAGGCTGGGAGGCTGTGACCCTGAAAGAAGCGGGCGCGGTAATGGACATTCTGACCGTCGCTTATCCGCAGTTCTACAAGAAGCAGACGGACGAGGAGCGTGTAATGGCCGTGCGGCTGTGGGCTGAAATGTTTGCGGACGATGCGTTGGCAACCGTACTGGCAGCAGTGAAAGCACATATCGCATCAGACGAGAAGGGCTTTCCCCCTCATATTGGGGCGATTAAAAACGCTATCGTGAAGCTGACGTGTCCGCCGGAGCTGGAAATGAGCGAAATGGAGGCCTGGAGTTTGGTGCGAAGGGCCATTCGCGGGTCGTCCACGGAGCCGTGGAGCCGGAAATGGCGCAGCGGCGTGCTGGACGGGAGGACCAGCGCGCAGGTCCATTTTGAGCGCCTGCCGGAGCTGCTGCAGCGGATCGTTGGCTCGCCGGACCAGCTGGCCGAATGGGAAAGGGTAGACGACGACATGATCGACACCGTGATTCAGTCGAACTTTATGCGCTCATTCCGGACACGGGCGGCCAATGAGCGGGAGTACCTGGCACTTCCGCCGGACATCCGGAGGGCCATGGAGAGCCTGTCCGGCGGGGCGGTCCGGGCACTGGAGGAGAAGACATGGGAAAAATGAGCCGGGAAAAAGGGAAACGAGGAGAGCGGGAATGGGCCTCATTTTGCAGGCAGAACGGTTATGATTGCCGCAGGACAGTCCAATATTGCGGGAAAACGGGAAACGCCGCTGACGTGGTGGGACTGCCCGGAATCCACCAGGAGGTCAAACGGGTGGAGCGCCTGGATCTGTATGGGGCATTACTCCAGGCAAGGCGGGATGCGCCTGGAGGTACAGTGCCGATCATTGCACACAGGAAAAATGACCATAGCTGGGTTGTGGTTATGGACGCGGAGGACTGGTTTGCGCTCTATCGGGCGTGGGAGCTGTCCGAAAACACTTTTCCGCCCGCAGGAAGAGATTGCAATCACGGAGGAGAAGAATGAAGCAAGCGGAGAATAGAGCGCCGTGCTACCGGTGCGGGAAGTGTCCAGTGAGGCCGGAGGCGTGGGGGAAATGGGAACTGAGCCGGACCTGTGATCCTACATACGACTGTCCGAAGTGGAGAGAGTGGTTCATGCGCGGAGGATGGCGAAGCGTATGCGCGCCATTGCGGGCGCTGAAAGGAAGAAAAGAATGATCGGGACTGGATTTAATAAGCCGTTTTCGGGCAAGCAGGACAGGTTGGAGGGGGCGCACAAGCCGTGGAGCGGGCCGGAGGGCGGCAAATGCAGGCGGCCTATAGGGAATGATAGGGTGAATGCCCAAAATGCCAGAGCGCGGGATGCGGGCATGACCTACATGGAATATACATCACTGGAGGCTGAGGGCGGCGCGATTTTAGGGCTGACCCTGATTGCAAGGAAATGTGAGCAGATGTTTCGGCCTGATGATACCGGGGAGGAGTTTTACCGGCAGGCATACAAGAGCTGCATGGACGGCGTGAATCAGATGCGGATGCAGAAGTTTAAACTAGACCGCTTTGAGCAGAAGGAGGCGCAGAGGGGTGGACATTAAGAAGCTGATTGAGCAATACCAGAAAGCCTCCGAATACTGGCGCAAGAATAGACCCAATTTCCCGGATGTGGCCGCATCTTACGAAGCGGCTGCCACCGCCCTCTCCACGCTCCAGGTCGAAAACAAGCGGCTGAAATCCCTGCTGGGTGAAGGCGGGCAGGACTTGTGGAGCAAAGAGAACCAGCGGGCGGACCGGCAGGAAGCTGAGAACTGAAAGCCAGAATGGAGGGGTGGAGAAGTGAGCATATTGAGCCGAATGATTGCGTGGGTAGAAAGGGCAAAGTATTGGCTATCCCGTGAATACTGCTACGATGAAATGGAAGAGAAAGGATACGCCTCAATGGGGCGCTGCTGTGGGCTTGTGGGCGGCGATAAATGGTCTGATTATACGGCTTACAGTTGCATTGACTGCCCGTACTATACACCGATTATTGGAGGGGAACATGAAACTAGTTGACATAGAACAGGTATATTGTTCCGATTGCGAGGAAAAAGATGTCTGCGAAAAAGTCACTTGTGATGTAAAGAAAATGCCTACCATTGACGCCGTGCCTGTGGTCAGATGCCGGGAGTGCAGATGGTTTAATACCGCCGGATGTGCAATCTGGATTGATGACGATGCCGATAATCCAAAAGAGGACGATTTTTGCAGCGAGGAAACCGAGGCCGCACTACGGAGGGAGCAGGGATGAGTTATGATATCTATCTGACAGACCCCGTGACGCATGAACCTCTGGAGCTGGACGAGGCACACCACATGAGGGGAGGCACTTATGCCATGAGCGGGACAACTGAGGCATGGCTGAACATTACATACAATTACGCCGACTGGTATTACCGCCCCGGCGTGTTTGCCCGAACAAAGAAAGGCAGCAAAGGAATCCGCACTATTTACGGCATGACCGGGGCACAGAGTATCCCAATTTTGCAAAGGGCTATTGCAAAACTTGAGAGCCTGACAACAGACATCAGCGTCAAGGAACGTAGAAAATGTGAAGAGCAAGGGGCAACTGGCTACTGGATGCCGACCAGAGAAAACGCCATTAGGCCATTGCATCAACTACTGGCTCTGGCACGGATGCGACCAGATGGTATATGGGAGGGCGACTGATTTGAAGGAGTACATTGAGAGGGCGGCAGCCATTGAAAGGTTTACCGTAGCAGAGAAAGAAGCAGATTGCCCCGAAGCGGACTTCCCGGTCATCAATAAGATCCTGGCCGCTATCCCCGTCGCCGACGTGGTGAAGGTGGTGAGGTGTGATTGTTGCGAAAGACGTTACGAGGAGGACGGAGAGTATTTCTGCGGCCGCACCGATATGCCGTGCGCAGATGATGATTTTTGCAGTTACGGAGAACGGAAGGACGGTGACGGCAATGGCTGAACTGAAACCGTGCCCGTTTTGCGGGGGAGACGCTGCTATGCTTCGAATGGGAGGGTTGAAAAAGATTTTTTTCAATTCTACAGACGCTCCAACATGTAAGGATGGGTATCAATCTTGTTCAGTATGGGCGATTCATCACCCGGTTGAAGCCGCCCGTCTAATGGGCTATGAGGTGGTGGAGGATGATGAAAAGTGCTTGAATTGTGTCTATCCAAACCCGTCAGTGGAGTGTGTAACATGCGGGGCATCGCATCGTAACTATCGGAAGGAGGAGGCCAACATGGACAAGCCGAGAATTTGTGAGGTGCTGGGGGTTGAGCTAAAAGAAAAGTTTGATGTCGGCCCGTACAAAGATTCCTATATAGATTTACATGGGGACATAAGGACGAATATTGGTACGCTGATGGACTCTGCCCGTGTGTGTGAACTCATCAACCACCCAGACCGCATCGTCCGAAAACCCCGCTGGACAGAGCAGGAGGTAAAGAGGGCTGAAGCGATTCTGGCGCTTTGGCCAAATGCAACCATACTGGAAGATGGCCGTCCATACGATATTCGGGTCCATGGAAAAGACAGGTTGTTGACTAGCGTACCCTTAGATTTGTTCCCATCTCTTGGACCAGGCCAGTCCGTCAAGCTGTCAGAGATTTGCGGCAACATCCACGACGGGGAGGGCGGAGAATGAGAGCACCGCAGATTATTTTGTGTGCCATTTATGGAGCAAGCTTATTAAGCACAGCATATTTGCACGGGAAACCGAAGGAAGGTAAATACAGTCTACCTACAGCTCTTATAACGGTTGCAATAATCTTTGCCTTGCTAATTTGGGGAGGGTTCTTCGAGTGAAACCATGTTATGGGAAATGTGACCGCTGTGTTTGGAGGTACAACGGTGGATGCTCGGAGTGGAGACGGCTTTGACTGATCTGCAAAAAGAAGTCGTGCTGGCTATAGCTGAATGCAACATGAACGTATCAGAGGCGGCACGTAGAATCTATCGGCACAGGCAAACCGTTGAATACCATTGCAGACAGATGATAGAGCTCTATGGACTGGACCCGAGGAATTTTTATGATCTGGTCATGCTGGTGGAGATGGCCAAAAGAGACAAAGGGGAGTGATCGCTCTGAACGAGTTCCCGGAGAGGCTGAGGAAGCTGAGGGAGAGCATGCGCCCGGTGCGAAGCATGACGGTGACTTCACAGTTGATGGGGCTTGCGCCTGGTGTACTTAGAAGATATGAACGGGGTGAGAGAACACCTGGACTAAAAGAGCTAAAACTGATTGCAAATTATTACCATGTGGGCCTGGATGAGTTATGCTGGAACGAAGGAGAGCAAGAGAGTAAAATTTAATCGTATATCGTAAATACATAAATACCTGTGCCAAATGGCACAACGAGAAACAGCAGATATGCGAAAATGGGAGCGTGGGGGTGTATGCCCTTCGCTCCCACTTTATTTCCATCCTCCCTCCTTCACATGGCGGGGGTGGCGGCGGTGCAGCCGCTGCCCCTACTGTGTGCAATATGCCGCACGGCTGAAAACCACCCGATAAACTGGGCGGAGGGTCGCGCCCTTCATGCGGCAACCAGCCTGGTATGTAAGGCGAGAAGTCCGGGACGACACCGGACGGCAGGCCATAGAGGAAAACTGTGACCAGCCAAACAACAACGTGTTTTGCTCCAAAGGCCAAGGAGCTGACACCCCGGAAAGACGGGGGCATGCGGAACCTGGGACGGGGTGGAATTCGTCGCTTAACCGAAAGGGGTAGAGATCGCAAGTTCAAATCTTGCAGGTTCCTATGACTGTGGAAAGACACTATACCGGCAACCCAAGAGCGTCTGACGGGCCCGGAGAAGGTACTGGACGCCCGCCTGTCATAGAGGCGGAAGCAGTGGCACTATGACGTCCACTGAGTGTGCCGACACATAGAAAGCGGCTGCGCCCGGCGGAGCGTGTAGAGACGGAATCCGCCCATCGCTGGGTCGCTCCCATCCGTGTAAGCCGGACGCATAGCCAAGCGATAAGAGCCAGCGCTATCCCGCTGAAAACTGCCGTGCTGCCTGTATACGGGCCTCCCGCAACGGTGTGACAATCTAAGCGGGAAGCGCAAATAAAAACCGCCCCACGAGGGGGCGGATCAATCAATGGAATCTATTGCGTTCTGTAATCGTTCCTGCTCGCCTTGCTTCCTGGCCTTTACCGCAGCCTGAAAATCTGGCCCGCGATAAAGCCGGATGCGCTGGCCCTTGTAGTATAGCGTTGCCTCCCACTGGCCGCCGGTCCAACATACGCCGCGCACACCGGAGCGATTATTTCGTTGCGGCTTTGATGATTGGAGCCTGGATAAGTTGGTTCCGTTGGTAATGCCGGCATTCTGGACTACCTGACCGAGCCGGTCCCCCAAATAGGAGGGGTGGAGGCACCCACAGCTCTTTGTTTTTGCAGACCGGAGTGACCTTGTGGACAGATAGCACTCCTTGCCGCAGGCTGTACAAAGGCACTTGTATACCACGTTAGACCCGGCCCGGCGGTCAGTCGGGGAAATCACTTTGATATAGCCGTAGGTCTTGCCGGTCAAATCAAGTCGTTTTGGCATTTGTAAGCTCCTTATATCAAGGCGTGGGGATCAACGCCGAGAACATCGGCAAGGGCAAGCAGGTTTTTTGCTGTCAAATTACCGGCCTCGGACTCGCCAAGCTCCACCCTCTGGATCTGGCGTACATGCACGGAGGACTTAGCGGCCAGCTCCTGCTGAGAGAGCCCGGCGCCGCGGCGGTACCACTCCAGCTTGGTGAGCGCATTGTTATGGCAGTCCCGGCCATAGTTGACCAGGGAGCAGACAGTACAGTCTCCGTCTGCCCGTTGGCAGTCCCGGTATTTGCGTCTCATTCGTCCACCTCTTCTGCGCCGCCGTTGCGGGCCTCGACCAAGCTTTGGATCGCACGGTAGCACGCCTCTGGGTCGTCCTCGCCGCCCTCCCAGCAGTCCTCGATCGGGTCGCCTCCGGCCTTGAGGTCGGCCAGGGTGGCGCGGACGAGCTCCTGGTCCAGGTCGGTCAGATAGTAGACGCAGCGGTCGTCACTGTCCAGCACGGCCAGGTGCAGGCCACCTGCATTGTCTGCAAAGAGTTGATAGTTGTATTTCATTTTGCTTACCTCCTGTTAGGGATTCATCATTTTTTCCACGGCGGCCCGGTGGGCCTCCACCTCTGACATAATGGCATTGTGGGCAGCGATGCGGCGGGCACGGTCCGCTCTCTCCTCACCGTAAACGGCGGAGGACACCTCGGACGGAAGGGCAACCAGGATGCGATCCTTGCCCACGCGGTCGATCAGGATGCAGTCGGTGCCGCGCTCATTATAGAGCTCATGGAGCTTGGTGGGTTTGCCGTTGACGGTCATGCTATCCACGGACCGCTCCCAGCGGCTGCAATCGACCTCGATCTGCGCACCGTCTGCATAGATGGTCTCGCGGGTGACATGGGTCACGGTAATGGTGGCGGAGATCTTCGCTCCGCGGGGGGTTGTCCAAGTGTAAGTGTTAGTCATTGCTGTGACCTCCTGTCCTTTGATGATTTTATTATACGCCAATATTAGCACGTTGTCAATAGAAAAATGCTAAAATTAGCATAAAATATTTGCCGCCCTGCGGTTGCGGGAGACGGGGGCGGAACCAGAACAGAAGGATTTTGACGTAAGAGAGGTGGTGGACGTGGCTGCACGGCTGACAGATAGGCAGAAAAAGAAAATAGTGGCTGACTATGTGCAGCTTGGTAGCTATAACGCCACAGCAAAAGTAAACGGTGTATCACTCAACACTGTAAAGAAGATTGTGCAAGGAAATGCAGACATTGCAGAAATGTGCAAGCGAAAAAAAGAGGAGAACACCGCTGACATCCTGGCTTATATGGACAGCAAGAAGGGCGTTGTGTGCGAAATCATCGGAAATGGACTGACCGTGCTGAACGATCCGGAGAAGCTGGCGGAGGCCACCCCAGCGCAGATCACAACGGCGCTGGGCACACTGATTGACAAGTGGGCATTGCTTAAGAACAGCGGAGAGGATAGCGAGGTACAGGTGATAATTGATGTCTAAGGTTAGATTATCCACAGTATTAGGTCCGTCTTTCCATCTTATGGCCAGTGATGTGTTCCAGCATGGGCATACACATTACGACTTGTCGGGTGGGCGCGGCTCTCTGAAATCCTCCTGTGTGTCTCTGCTGGTTCCTCTTATTCTGCTGACAAATCCAAACACTCATGCTCTTGTGCTCCGCAAGGTAGCAAACACCATCAGGGACAGCGTATATGCTCAATATCTTTGGGCTATTGGCGAATTGGGAATGGCGGCATACTGGGACGCAAAGGTCCAGCCCATGGAGTTAATTTACAGGAAGACTGGTCAAAAGATCATGTTCCGTGGCGCGGATGACCCGATGAAAATAAAGTCTATTAAGGTGCCGTTTGGATATATTGCCGTAACGCATTTTGAAGAAAAAGATCAATTTGCGGGTCGAGCTGAAATACGCACTATTCTGCAGTCTACTATGCGCGGAGGGGAAAAGTTTTGGAATTTTGAAAGCTACAACCCACCCATCAGCCGGGACAACTGGGCCAATAAGGACAGTTTGGAAGAGCGAGCGGACAGGCTGTGCCACAAGAGTACATACCTTGAAGCCCCGCCTGAGTGGTTGGGGGCGCAGTTTTTGGCAGAAGCCGAACACCTAAAGGAAACGAATGAGCGGGCATACCGGCACGAATATCTGGGCGAGGCGGTCGGGACAGGCGGGAATGTGTTTGAAAACCTGGAGTTGCGGGAGATTACAGATGAAGAAATATCTCATTTCGACCGCATCTATCAGGGCGTGGATTTCGGATGGTTCCCTGATCAGCTTGCATTTGTCAGGGCACACTACGACCGTAGCAAGGAAACCATTTATCTTTTTGACGAGCTGTATGTAAATAAATGGCCAAATGAGAGTTTGGCGAACTGGGTAAAAGAGAAGAAATACTTGGACGCTTATATCACATGTGACAATGCGGAGCCGAAAAGTGTTGCGGATTTGCGGGCCTTTGGCCTTCCAGCAAAATCAGCAATCAAAGGACCCGGCAGCGTAGATTATGGCTTTAAGTGGCTCCAGAAAAGGAAAATTGTCATTGATCGTCGAAGAACGCCAAACGCTTACAATGAGTTTGTGAACTATGAGTATGAGAGGGACAAGAACGGCGAATTTATCAGCGGATATCCTGACAAAGATGACCATATTTTATCCGCAACAAGGTACGCATTTGAACGTGCGTTTATGAGAATGGGGGTGACTGCGTGAACGTCGTCGAAAAACTGCGAGAGCTTGGCTACTCCACAATTTCAGAGGATTTCTACCGCAAGATTAATGAGTGGAAAAGCTGGTATACAGGTGATGTGAAGGGGTTCCACCGGTATAAGGTCCGAAACGGTACGAGCATGGTCCGATGCAAGCGGTACACCCTCAACATGGGCAAGAAAATCTCAGAGGATTGGGCCAATCTTCTGATGAACGAAAAGGTCGAGATCACTCTTGAAGGCCAGCGGGAACAGGAATTTATTGACCGTGTGTTGAACGAAAACAATTTTCTGGTCAAGGCAAATGAGATGCAGGAAAAGGCGTTTGCGCTCGGGACGGTGGCCTTTATCCCGCGAGTAGTGGGAATGGAAGTGACAGAGACCGGGCCCATTCCTGGAAGCGCAAAAGGTATTGTAATGGATTATGTGACTGTGGAGCATATCTGGCCGCTGGCATGGCAGAACGGAATTATTACCGATTGCGCCTTTGATAGCATCGTGACCGTAAACGGGGCGCAATACTGTTATTTGCAAATCCACCACAAGGTCAACGGACTGTACGACATCGAGAACCGCATTTATCATTACCGCAACAATAATATAGACGCGGAACTGGATTTGGTGGACGTTCCAGGGTTTGACCGAGTGCCGCCCGTGGTACATACTGGCTCCGACCGGCGGCAGTTTGTGATTGACCGGCCCAATATTGCAAACAATTTTGACGATTCTCCATTGGGGGTTTCTGTCTATGCAAACTCCATAGACATTATCAAGGGTGTAGACGTGGCCTATGACAGCTACGTCAACGAATTTATCCTAGGGAAAAAGCGCATCATGGTCAAACCAGCAGCAACAAAAGATTTAGAAGGAGAGCCGTTTTTTGACCCGGACGACCTGTCCTATTACGTCCTACCAGAGGATATAGGCGATGGCTCTGTTATTACTCCAATAGACATGACGCTGCGAACGCAGGAGCATAATACGGGCATTCAGGATCAGCTAAACCTTCTGTCTAGTAAGTGTGGATTCGGAGAAAATCATTATAGGTTTGACCAGGGGAGTATTGCAACGGCCACACAGGTCATCAGCGAAAATTCGACCATGTTCCGGACTATCAAAAAGCATGAAATCATTCTGGAACAGGCCATTTCGGAGTTATGCCGCATCATCCTTCGCCTCGGGAATATGGCTATGAAAGCCGAACTGAACGAAGAAGCGAGAGTGACTATTGACTTTGATGATTCCATCATTGAGGACAAGACCACGGAGCGCAGTAATGACCGGCAAGACTTGGCGGCGGGGATCATGAACGACTGGGAATATCGAATGAAATGGTACAACGAGGACGAGGCTACGGCAAAGAAGATGCTCCCGAAAATGGATGATATGGCAACCGAAGAACAGGAGGAGATTGAATAAGGGGCGGTAGAGGTGGAGCGGGCGGAACTTCTGGTGGGACGACAAGCAAATTGCCGGCGTTGAGCGGTAGCGAGAAGCAGGTTTCGTGGGCTGAAAGCATTCGAGCGTCTGTGTTTGACAATCTTACTGCGATGCAAAAGACCATCGAGAAAAGAAAAGGGGAAATTAAATATATTTCCGAAGATAAGGCAAAGCAGAAAGAAGCAGAGGATTTGCTTGGATATTCCAGCAAAAATGTGAGGACTGCAAGAGAATACTATTCAACATTCTTCCAAAGGGTTACATCTGCAAGCGAGATCATAGATAAAAGGGCCGAGTTTTCCGCCAATCAAGTAGATAGAGCGGTTCGTGCGGAAAAATCAAGAGGGGCGCTATCAAGAGTATTGGAAATGGTGAAAAAGCAAAGGGCAAAACGATAATGCCGAAATTTGAAAACCTTGACCGTTTTTGCTTTTCTGGAATTGGGAAATACGACATTCCGCAAATGGAGCCTGTTACTAATTACCCAATCGGCGAGTTTATCCCAATGAATTACGCAAACACGGCAAAGAATCCAGCAGACAAGATCGTGCATTATTTTGTGGATGACTACCAATTCGCCCGCTATTGGAATCGCCCAGATGACTACATAAAGAAGTTATCTCAATTTGCGGCTGTGTGCTCTCCGGATTTCTCGCTGTACACAGATATGCCGGTGGCTATGCAGATATATAACCACTACCGCAAGCACTGGCTGGCGGCTTATTGGCAGCTCCATGGTCTTACTGTTTATCCGACCATTGCATGGAGTACACCAGATAGTTACGAATGGTGCTTTGATGGAGAGCCAGTGGGTGGCATTGTGGCCGTTTCCAGTGTAGGAACACAGCAGAATAAGGAAAGCAGGCAGCTGTTTCTGCTGGGCTATAAAGAAATGATGAAGCGCCTTAATCCGTCTTGGGTGATTTTCTATGGCAAAGTTCCGGAAGAATGTGACTGGAATGTGATACGGGTTGCGCCGCATTATAACGAAATTGTGAAACGGAGGAAAGCGCATGAAGTACCCCTTCACCCCGGAACTTCTTGACGCCCTCCCCGAGGAGCTAACAGAACTATACCGCTCTCTGGAACTGAAACTGCTGGACGAGATATGCTCCCGGCTGAAAATTTCCGGGGATCTGAACGAGGTTACGGTGCAGGATATCCGGGTGCTGCGCTCCCACGGCATCAGCCTAGAGGAAATCGAAAATGCCATCCAGCGCACCGCCAACATCTCTCGGAAAGAGCTGGACAAGCTGCTGGACGAGGTGGTGGAGCGGAACCAGCGGTATTATACCGACCTCATTGACCTTGCTGGCGTAACAGCCCCTGAGGCACTGGTGAGCGTGGAGGACACCTGGGCCATCTACGAGCAGACCCGGCAAGAACTTCGAAACCTAACCCGCTCTATGGGCTTTCTGGTGGACAACGGGCGCACCATGCTACCCTATGCAAAGACCTATCAGTGGGCGCTGGACAGTGCGGAGATGCAGATTATGAGCGGCGGCATCTCCTATAATCAGGCCATCAAGAGCTCCGTGAAACAGTTAGCGGACAGCGGCCTGCGCATGGTGGACTATGAGAGCGGACACCGGGATCAGATTGACGTGGCTGCCCGCCGGGCGGTGATGACGGGTGTATCTCAGCTTTGTGCCAAGTACACGGAGCAGAGTGCTGAGTATCTTGAAACACCTTATTTTGAAGTGTCCGCCCACATTGGGGCACGGGATAAGGGTGTCGGCTGGCAGAATCACAAGGCATGGCAAGGCCGCGTGTACTCTGTCAGAGCCGGGGATAAGTATCCGAACATCTACGAAGTGTGCGGACTGGGCTATGTGGATGGGTTAGAAGGTGCCAACTGCCGCCATATCAGGACGGCCTTTTTGGACGGCGTGATGGAACGCACTTATACCGACGAGGATCTGGAGCACATCGACGACGGCCATGACGTGGACTTTGAGGGCAAGCATTATACAGCCTATGAGGCCACCCAGCAGCAGCGGAAGATAGAGCGCACCGTCCGCAAGCTGAAACGTGAACAGACCGCATACAAGGCCGCCGGGCTGACAGAGAAAGAACAAGCCGTAACGGCCCGTATTCGCCGGTTAAATGCGGAATACAAGGCATTCAGTGAAGCGGCAGGGATACCGATGCAAAGAGAGAGAATGAGGGTGGAGTATTGATGGACGAAAAAGCCTGGGCCATCATTAAGGCCATCATTGCAAAGGGGAATGACGCCGTAATCCGAAAAAAAGGAGATGGGTATATCGTTCTGGAGGACAAGCGGGAAATCAAGTTTCAGGCAAAAGAAACCCGCCCCGGTTAGGGGCGGGGGGAATCAAAGCAAACCAAACTTTTTCAAAATTGTTTCAACTTCTGCCGGGCCTAGAACTTCATCTTTCCATTTGGAAAGGCTCTCAAAGTTGTGCGGAGCGCCGCCGATCCAACTGAATTTGCACAATTCAGAGGTTTGCTTTTTGTGGTCTATAGAGATGTGGAATGCGGTTCCAAAGCGCATCCCGTGAGAATCAAGGCGCTCTGGCTCAAGCATGCCCGTGTAATACTGATACCCGTTTCCATCAATCTCACTTACAGTGAAATCATATACTCCGCTGATGTTCATTTTCTTTCCCTTTCTGCCCTCGTAACCTCCGGGGCGGGATTGGACAATTAAAGGCGAATCCCGTAACCGTCTGGGCCATAAATACGCTGTGTGATGGGGTCAGTGCAGATGGATTTAATATAGTGTTTTGCGGAATCCATGCTATCAAATTCCCCCAACATGTCCCAGTTATAATCTGTGTTCCTTTGTCCTCTCACAAAGTACCCTTTAACTACCTTGTGATTTTTTATGCTGGATGTATCAATTCTAAACGCTACGTATTTTTTCATTTTCTTTCCCTCCCGGCCTGTGGCCTGTCTTGTTTGTTCCTTGTGAGTATATGATACTATAAGTCTACTTATATTTCAAGCGTTAAATTAGACAAATATAAGTTGACTGACTTGTTTATTGTGTATAAGTTGACTTATAAAAGAAAACGTGATACCATATCCACAAGGGAGGTATCACAAATGGGAAGCGAAGCACAGACGAAAGCAAGCGTGAAGTACAACAAGAAAAAGGACAGCATAACGATTCGGCCAGATAAAGAGACTGGCGCAAAGATACGAAGTGCGGCAGAACAGCGCGGAATTAGCGTGACGGAACTGATAATGACGGCGCTGAAACCGTATATTGAAGAAAAATAAACACTGAACCCCGCTCTAATTGGTGAGCGGGAAGGACCATTGGGGTCAACTTGTAAGGATTTCTTACGGGTTGACTCCTTTTTCATTTGCCGAGAGGCGTAAAACCGCAGGGCGACGGCCCTGATAATAAACGGAGGTAATACCATGAACGAACCTATCAATAACCCTACCCCTACCCCGGCCCCTGCGCCGGAGCCCACGCCTGAAAAGACCTTCACTCAGGCGGAAGTGGATGCCATGATTGGCAAACGGCTTGCAAAGGCCATGAAGGGCATGCCCAGTGAGGACGAGCTGACAGCATTCCACACTTGGAAAGATGGACAGGCCGGTGAAAAAGAGCGCTGGGACAAGCTGTCCGGAGAGCGTGACACGCTGGCCGGTAAGCTGACAGCCGCAGAGGCGGAGCGGGACCAGCTCAAGCGGGACCTGTATCTAGCTAAGAAGGGACTGACCGGCGAGGAGGCCGAGTTTATCGCCTTCAAGGCCGGGAAGATGGTGGACGATAAAACCACCTTTGAGCAGGCCGTGGACGCTTTGACGGCTGACCGGAAGAAGACAACCTTTGACTGGACTGCGCCCCTGGGCGGAGATGACAAAAAGCATGTAGAAAACGACGCAATGAACGCCCTGATTCGCGGCGCATTCAAGTAAGAAAGGAGAGCATTTATGCCTGCTATTGACAGAACCAATCTTTCCGGGCTGATCCCGGAGCCTGTAACCCGTGAGATCATTCAGGGGGCTGTGGCTGAGTCCGCTGTACTGCGGATGGCCCGCCGGCTGCCCAACATGACCTCCAAGACCCAGACCCTGAACGTGCTGGACGCCCTGCCCACCGCCTACTTCGTGAACGGTGAGGCTACCACGACCGGTGCGGAGCAAGCTGCCTTCAAGCAGACCACCAGCATGGCGTGGGACAAAAAGAAGATCTACGCAGAGGAAATTGCCGTAATCGTACCGATTGCAGAGGCGGCCCTGGACGATGCTGATTACGACATTTGGGGTGAAGTCCGTCCCCGCCTGACCGAGGCGTTTGGAAAGGTCATCGACGCCGCCATCCTGTACGGTACGAACAAGCCCACCTCTTGGCGCGATGGGTTGCTGGCCTCCGCCACCACCGCCACCGCTACCGTCAAGGCCACCGATGACATTTACACCGACATCATGGGCGAGGGCGGAGTGATCGCCAAAGTGGAGGAGAGCGGCTACATTCCCAACGGCGTCATGGCGGCTATCCAGCTGCGGGCCAAGCTGCGCGGCCTGAAGGATACCACTGGTCAGCCTATCTTCAAGACCGATATGCAGGGGTCGACCCGCTACGCCCTGGACGGCATGGACATGTATTTCCCCATCAACGGCGCATTCGACCCCGCCAAGTCCCTGGCCATCGTGGGCGACTGGAACCAGCTGGTGTATTCCGTTCGGCAGGACATGACCTTCAAGATTTTTGACAGCGGCATTGTACAGGACCCCGCAACCAAGGCTATTCTTTACAACCTGATGCAGAACGACATGGTTGCCCTGCGAGCTGTGATGCGGCTGGGCTGGGAAATCCCCAACCCCATCAACGCCTATAACGCCGGCAACGAGAACGCCTTCCCCTTTGCTGTCTACGCCCCGGCGGGGGAATGAGCGCGCGCCTCTCGGGGCTGACGATTGGCGCGCTGACCCTGACCCCGTCGTTTGACCCTGACACGACGGAGTACACAGCCACAACGACCAACGCTACCAACACTATCACCGCCACGCCGGAGGATGAGGGAGCCTCCGTCACCATCCTAAACGGAGATACCCAAGTGGAGAATGGCACAGCCGCCGCATGGGCCGATGGTGAGAACACAGTGGCCATCACGGTGCAGAACGGGTCTGTCCAGAAGGTCTATACCGCAACCGTGACGAAATCGTAGGAGGGCAACACATGGCTTACGCAGACTATCAGTATTACACAACTGAATATCTGGGAACAGCCATCAAAGAGGCTGACTTCCCGCGCCTGTCTCTGCGTGCAAGTTCCTTTTTGGACTACTACACGCAGGGTCGGGCGGCCCAAAACGCAAAGTTGGACGCGCTGAAAATGTGCTGCTGTGCTATCGCGGAACAGTATCAGTATATTGATATCGCCAAGGCCCTGGCGCAGAAGTCCCTTACCTCATCTTTGGAAAGCAATGGAGAACTACAAAGTCAGACAGTTGGAAGCTGGTCCAAGACCTACCGGAGCGGCGGGGACAGCGCCCAGCAAGCCCTATCCTCTATACAGACAGCGCAAGCGGCCCTTGCAGCAATCGCCCAGCAGTATTTAGCTGGCACGGGCCTTTTGTACCGGGGGAGGGGGTGTCCGTGTGTTCCCTCATGTTGTGACGATCTATAACACAGAGACCACAGAGCTTCCGGAAAACAATTTTGAACCATTCTTGGTCAATCATATCACCGTACTGCGCGGAGTCCTCCTGGATGCCTCCAAGGGCTCTAACGTAGCGAAAAGTGGCTTAGAGGGAGCTGACGCGGTAAACCTCTATATCCCGGCCAGCGTGGAGGCCGTGGACGGCGTGACCGGTGCGGCAAAGCGGTATATCGGGCCTATTGAGTTTTGGAGGACAGAGGATAAATCCGACCTGTGGACGCTCTCCGTGAGCCGTAACTGCTTTTTTGTTAAGGGAGAGGCTGTGCATCCAGACTGGACCGTGCAGACCATAGAGGCTGCCTATGATGATGTGTACGACGTGACAAAGGTAGACTTCAAGGATTTCGGCGGTGAAATGGCTCACTGGGAAATTGGTGGCGTCTGATGCTGAAATTCAATGTGCATACCAGCGGGCTTGATTCCATTCCAGAACGGCTGGCGAGCGCATCCGAAAAGGCGGAACACATAGTTGCCATCCAAGTGAAGAAGGACACATCCCCCTATATCCCGCTCCTGACTGGTTCCCTTGATACACGGACAAGGGTAGATGGTTCCAGGATTATCTACCCCGGTCCATATGCCCGCTATCTCTACTATGGGAAATTGATGGTTGATCCGGAAACAGGCAGCAGCTATGCACGAAAGGGCACAACCAAAGTCCTGACAGACAAAAACCTTGTATTTAACAAGGCGATGCACACACAGGCACAATCTCACTGGTTCGAGGCCAGCAAGGCCGAAAATCTGGAGAAATGGGTGCGTGTGGCAGATAAGGCGGTGAAACGTGATCTCTGATAAAAAAGAAAGGCCGCGCATGTTGGCGGCGGCAGAAGAAGTGGACAAAATATCCCGATCCATGCTGGTATGGGCCAACACCTTCCCAGAAAAGCCGGTTGACATTATCAGGTATGAGTTCCTGACCGCTGACCAGGGAGACGAAATCGGTATGGCTTTGTCTACTATCCAGGGAATTTATATCACAAAGAGGTTCATTCTGGGCGGCTATCAGGCGGAGTACCAATTCAAGATTATATACCGCATTAAGCCAGGGCGAAGCAACGATAAACGCCTGGAGGCGGACGAACTGTTGAATCACTTTGGCGACTGGGCAAGAAAAAATCTCCCTGATTTGGGAGATGAGATTCGGGCGCTACGGGTGGAACCAACCACGCAGTCATCCAAATTCGCCGCCTATGAGGACGGCTATGAAGACTACCAGATACTAATGAAGCTGACTTATGAGGTCGGCGTGTGAAAGGAGAAATAATATGGCTGATTTAGAGTTTAACACTACAGCGGGCCAGACTGTAGCCCGTGAAATGCTGATCGCCTACCTGAACACCGGCGAGAGCGGCACTCCTGTTTGGTCTCCCATCGGGAAGCGCGTAGAGGATAGCTCTATCGAGTTCGACTGGCAGACCGAGACTAAGGTGGACATCTTTGGAGACACATATACCACCGGCAAGAAGGCCACCAAGACCCAGACCTTCGATCCCTGCGAACTTGACGGTGCGGATAACGCCCAGAAGAAGATTTGGAATCTTGCCATCAAAGAAAACAACGTCAATGCCCTGCTAAACCAGGACATGTTAATTGTACATCTATATGCCGGAACGGCCAACACGGCGGTATTTGCCGAGCGGTATTCTGCCTGCTCTGTGCTTCCGTCCGGACTTGGCGGCGAAGGCGGGGGCGCCATTGGAATGCCAATTGATGTGACCTACGGAGGAACTCGCACGACTGGAACAGCTGCAATTTCTGGCGGAACTGTCACTTTTACTGCTGACGAGTAAGGAGACACAAAGATGAAAGAGCTCAATTTCGAAAGCGGTCTTGTTACATACAGCCTGAACGGCAAATGCGAGGTTATCTTCAACCCGTCTGATTCCAACTTTGTGGAGCGCCTGTACTCTGCATTTGAGGACCTGGACAAGAAACAGGAGGGTTACAAGGCGACCATTGAAAAGATGGCAAACAAGAGGGAGATTTTTGAGTTTGCACGAGAGCGTGATTCCGAGATGCGGGAAATCATTGATGGCTTGTTCGGTGTTCCTGTCAGTGATGCCTTGTTCGGCGGGATGAACGTCTATGCTTTGGCAAATGGGCTTCCGGTGTGGTGTAACCTTATGCTGGCTGTGATGGACGAGGTAGACAGCACCTATGCAAGAGAGCAGAAGGCAACAAATCCAAGAATCGCTAAGTATACGGCGAAATACCAGAAATACCAGAAGAAGTAACGGAAGGAGCACGGTATGGGCTACGGTTTGCCAAAAAGCGTGACAGTAGGCGGTCAGGAGTTTGCTGTCCGCTATGACTACCGGGTCATTCTGGATATCTTCGAGGCCATGAATGACCCGGAGCTAAACAACCAGGACCGTGCACTTGCCGTGCTCCAGATGTTCTACCCTAGCTGGGAGGAGCTGTCCGACTTTGACGATGCGCTGCGGGAGTGCATGGTTTTTATCAACGGAGGCAAGGCCCAGCCGGAGGGTCGGAAGGCCCCTAATTTGGTGAGCTGGGAACAGGATTACCCGTACATTGTCGCACCCATCAACCGGGTCCTAGGGTATGAGGCCAGGGCAGTTGAGTACGACCCAGAGGCAAATTCAGGCGGGCTGCATTGGTGGACTTTCTTGGCAGCCTATTATGAGATCGGGGATTGCCTGTTTGCTCAAATCGTTAGAATACGGGATAAAAAAGCTCGCGGAAAACCGTTGGACAAGGCAGATCGGGAGTTCTACCGAAAAAATAGGGATTTGGTAGACATTAAAACTCGGCACACGGAAGAGGAGGACACACTCCTGAAATTGTGGACAGGCAATTAACTTTCGGCATAGAAGCCAAAAGGTGGTGATTTTATGGCGGCAGATGGGTCCATCATTATACAGACGGACATTGACAATAAAAAGGCCCAGACGGAACTGAATCGTTTAACAAGCAAAATTGATAAAATGCGAAAAAGCCTATCGAAAGATGAAGGGGAAAAGAGCGGAATAGAGGCTGAATTGAATGCAGCCAAAGACGAAGCTCTAAAAACAGAGCAAACAATCAAGCGACTGAAAACCGAGCTGGCTGAAACTCAAAAAATTACCATCGGAGAAGTTGATGCACGTCCTACTGTCTTTATGGACGCCAAAAACAGACATGCAGAAATTTTAGCGCAGTTAAAAGAGCAGGAAGCTTTACTGGCCCAGCAGGACAAAGAGACGCAGCGGCTGGATACCAAATATGCAAAAATTACAGACAAGGTAATACAGACAACAAATGAGCTAAAAGACGCAGAAACCCATGCAGGCGCTTTGTCTGCTCAGTTGACACAAGCCGGGACTGCTGGGAACGTAATGGCTAGCGCCGCAGATCAGGCTGGAAAATACATGGACAAGTTTATCAATCGGGTCAAGGGATTGGCCCGCAGGGTGTTTGTTTTTACACTTATCACCTCTGCGTTGCGCGCCATGCGAACATGGCTCTGGAAAGTCATACAAACCGATAGTGAAGCTACGGCATCCGTCGCAAAGTTGAAAGGTGCGCTTTTGACGCTGGCGCAGCCTCTTGTAAATGTAATTATTCCAGCTTTTATAACGCTTGTGAATGTGTTGGCTAGGGTCGTGTCGGCAATTGCGTCGCTTATATCTATGTTGTTTGGGTCGACAATAGAGCAGTCAAGCGAAGCGGCAGAAAGTCTCTATCAGGAAACGGAAGCGCTTGAGGGCGTTGGAAGCGCAGCAAAAGATGCCGGAAAATCTATGGCTTCCTTTGATGAAATTAATCAGCTTTCCGGCGGTGCTAAGAGCGGTGGAGGCGGAAGCGGCAGTTCAACGATTACTCCTGATTTTAACCTAGATGCTGAGGAAGGCATCCTAAACGATATTCTAAGGCTGGTGGGTGCAATTGGGGCTGGCCTCCTTGCATGGAAAATCGCAAGCGGTTTTACAAATTCGCTCCAGACATTGGCCGGAGTTGCCCTTATTGTCGGCGGTGCATTAGAGTTTGTTTTTAATTGGCTGGATGCGTGGAATAACGGCGTCGATTGGGGAAATTTGAACGGTATGGTCCTTGGGCTTGCTGCAGCGGCAGTTGGACTATACATGGTTCTAGGGCCTGTAGCGGCTGGCATTGCACTTATAGTAGGAGGTCTTCTAATCTTAGCGACGGGCATCAAAGACGTTATTGAAAACGGATGGACAATGGAGAATTTATTCACCATTATTGCTGGACTATTCGCTGCAGGAATTGGAATTTCCATTTTAACTGGTTCGTTTATCCCGGCATTGGTGGCTGGAATACTTGGCATCCTCTTGGCAATTACAGTCCTGACCGGTCATGGGGGAGAACTGATTGACGGCCTAAAAGAGATGTTCAGCGGCTTTACTGACTTTTTCAAAGGGGTATTTACTGGCGACTTTGAACTGGCAGCCCAAGGAATAGAAAAAATATTTAATGGACTCGGAACTGTATTTAACGCTGTCCTGGACGGAATTAAGGATGCCTTTATCGGCCTGCTGAATTGGCTGGATGAAAAAACAGGTGGGAAACTGCATGGTATCTTAGAGACAATAAAGGGTATGTTTACCGGACTCGTTGATGGAATAAAACAGATTCTTGGTGGTATTATCGAGTTTCTGACTGGAGTATTTACTGGCGATTGGGATCGCGCATGGAATGGCGTCAAAGACATTTTTAAAGGTGTATGGAATGGTGTCGTCTCGCTCTTAGAAGGCGCTGTTAATTTGATTATTAAGGGCGTAAATTGGCTCATTTCCCAGCTAAACAAAATCCATTTTGAACTTCCGGATTGGATTCCTGGAATTGGCGGAAAATCATTTGGAATTAATATCCCGCTTGTCTCTGAAATTCAGATTCCACGATTGGCCCAAGGCGCTGTGATTCCACCTAATCGGGAGTTTATGGCTGTGCTTGGAGATCAGAAGAGTGGCACAAACATTGAGGCCCCGGAAGCGTTAATCCGCCGAATTGTAAAAGAAGAAGCAGGAAACAATGGCGGCAGCATGACATTGGTTTTGGACGGAGACCTTGCAGCGCTTGCTACTGTATTTCGCCCGTACCTATTGAAAGAGGACAAACGGATAGGCGTTAAATTGACCACAAGATAGGAGATCGTCATGAGCTACATCAAATTGAACGGAATAGAGTTTGATGCCGACGTGGCGATCTCCTCATATAACCGGAATTTTAATGTTCTAGACGGAGAGAACGCCGGACGAGTCATGACGGGACGCATGGTACGAGATGTGATTGGAACCTATTTGGGGCACAAGCTGACTGTATTCCGACGCGGTGACAATTACCAAGGACTAGACAAATTTTGGGATTACTTGTACCAGCATTCTGTAGATGACAGCGTTATGCTGGAAGCTGCGGACGGACAATCTGTCATTAAATATGAAGCCTATTATACCAGCGCTTCTCAGGACATAGAGAAAGTAGAGGGCGGAATTAATTATTGGGGAGAAATTGAAGTTAGCTTTATTCCGATGGACGCACAGGTGAGACCGACATGAGTATTACAAAAATTCTTTACAAGGATGTAGCCCCAGCAGCCGAAAGTGATGCCACTGTATCTACTGCGGATGCATCTGAATTTTCCACACCTTCGCTTCTTCCGTCTGGTCTGGAAGCTGTTCCGATTTCTTCTTTGGAAGTGAATTATTGGGGACTAAATGGAAAGCATAGCTTAATTGATGGTCATATGCTGGCTTTTTGGTCCGCTGAAATGAGCGGCATAGACGGAGTGTTTGAACACGCTCCGGTTATCGAAATATCTTTTAGCCAACAGCATTCCTCTTTAGGTGTTACGCTACTATTTGACACGGCGAGCGGTGGTTATTGCTCACTTGTAAATATCAAATGGTATCAGGGTGAAACGCTAAAAGCAGATTCGGATTTTAATCCGGATAGTTCTTCATATTTTTGTTCGCAAAAAGTAACTAGCTTTGACAAAGTAGTTCTTACAATAAACAATACAAATCTTCCGTATCGCTATGCAAAGCTGGAACAAATTGTATTTGGAATTTACAGATATTTTGGCATGACGGAAATTCGGTCGGCTTCTGTAACGAATCAAATGAATCTTATCGCTGCAGAACTACCGGTATCAAAGCTTTCTTGGACGCTGGACAGCCATGACGATGTTGACTTTATGTTTCAACTAAAACAACCAGTAGAAGTGCGCAATGATAATAGTCTGATAGGAGTTTATTACATAGACGAGTACAGACGCAGCGCGAAAAACATCTATTCTCTTGAATGCTATGATGCATTTGGAGTTTTGGATGAAAGTACGTTCCCTGGCGGTGCGTACTTATCCGGAATTTCTGCTAAGGAACTCTTTAGCACAATTGCTGGAGGATTTTTTGATGTAGATTACGAAACAGAAGATGTTACACTGATCGGCGTGCTTCAGCCCAGCAGCAGACGAGAAGCGGCACAGCAGGTATTGTTTGCCTGGGGCGCATGCGCCTCCACAGACGGACGGGAAAGTATCCGTGTATTTTCGCTTGATGCTGATTTGACTGAAATCGGGAAAAATAAGACCTATACCGGAGTGACAGTAGAAACAGCGGCCATTGTTACAGAAGTAAAGATTACAGCGCATACTTACACACAGAATGAAAACGGGAGCATTGAGATCAACGGAACTAAATATCAGGATGTGCAAACCATATACACGGTATCAAATCCTGATGTGACGGCCACGGATAAGCAAAATATCATCGAGGTAACCAATGCAACGCTAGTGTCAGAAGGGATTGGGCAAACGACTGCACAACGGGTGTACGACTATTATCAAAAACGAAATACAAACAAGGCTAAGATTGTGTGGAATAGAGAACGGCTTGGCGACTATGTGGGCCTTCCAAATGCGTGGGGGTCCACGAACGAGGGACACATTGAAAAAATGTCCATTACCTTATCTAATACAGTAGCTGCCACCTGCGATGCATTGGGGGGATAAGCGATGGAGAGCTATCCGGTAGTAATTCCATCAATAACGTGGGCAGAATTTAGCGTAAACCCTGCAAACATAAACACAAAAACGAAACTAAGCGCATCTGTTTCTGAAGTGACAATCTACCTAGAGCCCTATTATTACTATGCGGGCGAGCTATACAGCGGGGAGGTTTGAATATGGCAATATCCAGCGTCACAGCAACAATTAATGGGCAGGTCTATACTCTAAACCTGAACAGCTCTACGGGTAAATATGAAGCCACCATCACGGCGCCTGGGGCTACGTCCTACAATTTAGACGGCGGCTATTATAATGTAAGTATAAAAGCCGTCAACGATGCCGGAACCAGCGCCACCGCAGACGGAGCAACTTTGACTGGGCTTCGTCTGGTGGTAAAGGAGAAGGTAGCTCCTATTATCACAATCCTTTCTCCATCCAGCGGGGCTTATGTTACTAACAGTAAGCAGCCGGTGGTGTTTACTGTTACCGATGAGGCGGGCGGCTCCGGCGTGAACCTGAGCAGCGTAGCGGTTAAGCTGGACAATACTTCCGTAGCGGCCAGCACGCTTGCTCACACAGCGATTACCAACGGGTACAGCTTTACATACACCCCGGCATCTGCGCTGTCAGACGGGGCTCATACGGTCCATGTGGCGGCATCGGATAACGATGGCAACGCGGCCACGGCAAAGAGCACGACATTCACCGTAGATACAGTTCCGCCGACTTTGAATCTGACTGCTCCAACGGACGGCCTGATTACCAACAGCGCAAGCCTGAATGTGTTTGGCTCCACCAATGACGCCACGAGCAGTCCTGTGACGATTACGATCAAACTTAACGGGGCAGACCAGGGTGCGATTACAGTTTCTTCAAGTGGCAGCTTTACTAAGTCGGTCATTTTGAAGGAGGGCTCCAATACACTCGTTGTCACGGCGACGGATGCGGCTGGGAAGACAAGCAACGTTACGCGGACGGTGACACTGGATACAAGCGTGCCGGTTATTTCGGACGCTGTTATCACGCCCAACCCGGCAGATGCGGGTGCAACAGTTGTCATTACAGTAACGATTTCTTGAGGTGATCTATGGGGACTCAAGCGCTATCAGTATCCCTTCCGTCCGGGACGATTTACGTCTCCGGCACCGTAAACGGTGATACGGTTGTCTGGACTAACACGGAAGGGAACACCTGGGAAGCCGTAGCGGATAGAGCGACAAATGATATTTATGAGGTATCTCTGACAATCATAAACAGTGCGGGGACAACGACCCATACAGATTTGACGCTATACTATGGAGTGCTCAACCTGATTACCGACCGGACGCAGGCGGACGTGGAGCGGGTGCAATATTTAGCCTCCGTCGGCTGGGAAAACATGACGGACGCAGAAAAGGCAGAATGGAGTACACCCCTAAAAGGCGCTTACAACGCTTCCGATCTGAATCGTGTAGGTGCTGCGGTTACTTATATTTCAAACCGGCTCTTTGAGTACGGATATTTTGTGCCGGTTACAGCAAAGCAAGATTGGGACAAGACCGGCATCCCAACGCAGGCGGATATGTATTTGCACCTCCAGAATGTGCGAAAGCTGAAAGGCACCTTGGACGAGATTGGGTACACTCCGGATGTGCCTGAAGATATGGAACACCTGACTTATCAGGAAGCAAACGATATCGAGAAAATTTTGGTCGATCTTGATTTCCTTTTGAACAATATGGTTGCCGCATGGTTTTACGCGGGAGAACTATATGCCGGGGAGGTATAGAAATTGATTGATGTAAACGACAGAGTTCCGCTTTATCCTGGACGTGTAAAGATGACTCCGGTAAGTGGGCAGGCCAATGTCTACGACATGGTGCGTGCGGATCAACCGCAAAAGGGCGGAACTCCATTAAACCGCAACACATTCCGCCAAACGCAAGCCGATATCCGCACCTACCCCATCGCCACGGGCAACAGCGTGATGGCGGGGGACGTGGTGGACGTGGTGGACGGGGAGGTGACGAGGAGCGTTGTCGCTGAGGCGAATGTGCAGAATGTGTTCGTTACGAACGCAATCACTAAAAATACAATATGCTGTCTGAATGATAATGTATCTGTAGCGGCTTATGTCCAAAGCAACCAATTGGTGGCCAGTCTGCTCGATAATCAGACTGGGAAAGTAATTAATACACAAAATTCAACGTCTGCCGCTACTGACGTAAGTCTTGCGCGGTTGAGCGACACCAAGGCTGTAGTTTCTTGGGCATACGGCAGCCAAGTATACACCCGCCTTGTAACAATAGACACATCCTCAATTACTTTCGGCACCACAGTGCAGCCAACCGGAAACAATTCCGAATACCCGTGTGTTGTGGCACTAGATACCGATAAAGTTGTAGTTTTTTATAGCTCCGTTGGTGCGGATTCCATTGATGCAAATGTTGGAACTATTTCAGGGAATACAATTACGTATCCTTTATCTGGATACTCAAAGTCTGGGTATGCACCAGCAAACATCTCTGCCACCCTCCTCCCTGACGATAGCAGCGGCAACAAGCGGGTGTGCGTGTGCTTCTCGGACACAAATGACAGCAACAAGGGCAAGGCAGTGATTGCCACCATTAACAGTTCCAATGTGGTGACGTGGGGGAGCGTAGTGACGTTCAATAGTGTGAACAACCGCTCGATTTCTTGCGCAGCGAATGGGAATACCGTGGTCGTCTCCTACAACTTCGGTGAAAATCTTGCTGCTTGCCAAGCTCTCATTGTGAACGGAACGAGCATCGCGGTCGGAAGCCAAACGTCCCTTTTGCAGATCGAATTTGGATTCAGGAACTGCATAATTTATGTTGGTAAAAATTTTATTGTTTGCGGAAGCGGAATAACTACCAGTTTCACACCAACTAATTCTTACGCCGCGGTACTAAATGTAAGTGGAACAACCATAACTGTAAATACCGCATACAAATTTCGTTCTGGAGTTTTATCTTATCTGAGTGCCTGTCCAATTTCTGATAATAAATTTATCATCGCCTACGCCGACAGTGGCAATGCCTACGGAACAGACACCATCCTAGAAATCAATGGCAACCAGATTGCTGGTGGCTTCACGGATACCAGCGCCCAAGCCATTGCTCTGGAGAGCGGCGAGGCAGGGCAGGAGATCGAGGTAATCTTTGCGGGCACTACCGCAGCGGACTTTGTAACCGAGGGGCAGGCGATACCGAGCGACGGCGTATACGGCTACGGGCCTGTGGGTGGGTGGCTGAATGTTATCCCCTATTGGGCCAAGGAGGCCGGGGTCAGGATTGCCACGGGGAGCTATGTGGGAACGGATAAATCGGGTAGTGCAAATCCAAATATGTTGACGTTTGAATTTGAGCCAAAACTGTTAGTAATAAGCGGCGACAATGGGTCGCAAGGCATTTTTGTAATTAATAGTGTTGCACGTGCAGAGTATTCCAATTCCAATGTTACACTTAACGTGAAATGGGAAGGGAAAACAGTAACATGGTGGGCACGCGCTAGCAACGAGGCGGCGGGGCAACTTAATAGTGGTGGTACAACTTATTGCTATGTTGCCATCGGCTAAGAAAGGAAAAAAGCCGCCCATAAGGGCGGCGGCAATTGACAAAAAGCGGCGCTATTGGTAGAATGACGATGGCGCTGCCATAACGGTAGGCGGTTCGGCCACTACCCCTGAAAGGGGGTGAGGCCCATGCGGATCACATTACATATCGGGCGGTTCACCGTTACGATTATTGTGAAAAGCAGAAACCGCCACTCGGCCAAGTGACGGTTTCTATAGCTTCGCTATTCAACTGACACAGGGCTGAACCGCTTATCGGCAGCGCCCTATCTATTCTTATTATAGCCAACCCAGCCGCTTTGTCAAGTATGGACAGGGCGGTTTTTTGCCGTCCGGAAAGGAGGCCCAATATGCTAATCATTCAAATTGCAGCGCTGGAATCGGGTCAGCATCCAATCCAGAGCCAGAGCGGGCGGAAAACCTGCTGGCTGCCTGGCTACATAGAGGTGCCCGGCCACCTGGAGCGGGAGGTATGGGCGTGCCTTGGCTGGTGCGACCTGACCATTGAGGGCGGGAAACTGACCGGCATCACGCCCGGCACCATCCCGGAGCTGGAGCCTGCGCCGGAGCCTGAGCCCACGGCCCAGGAGGACAACGACACCATGCTGGTAGATCACGAATACAGACTGACCTTGATGGAATTGGGGGTGACGAGTGATGCTGTATAGGACACTGAAGCGCATGATTGAGCGCGGCCAGACTGCCGGAATGGAAGAGAAATTGGACATCTTTTACGCAGCGGACAAGCTGACCGAAGCGGAGTATACCGAGCTGACGGGCATGTTGGTAAAATGAGAAAGGAAGTCATTGACTATGGAAATCAAAACGATGAGCTTTACGAACCCCTATTACAAGAAGGAGTGGCAGGAGTGGGTGCCCGGCTTTGAGGGCAAGGTGCGCTACCGGGAGGGTACATACACCCTGCAGGGAGACGGGACCAAGGTCGTGTATGACGGCGCGACCAACTACATGGGCAGGGTGCGGCCTGACGGCAGCTTTACCAGCAACGACAGCCAGGGCGCGGCCCCGGACGAGTATGAGCTGACCTTTCTGCGGGCGGCAAAGGAAGCATAAAAAAAGCCGCCTAATGGCGGCAATTGACGAAACGCGGCGCACGTGGTAAGATGATTGCGGCGCTGCACAAGAGGCAGGCGGTTGGCCACACTCCCGGAAGGGAGGTGAGGCCATGCGGATTACGTTACATATTGGGCCTTTCACGGTTACGATTGTCGTAAAAAGCAGAAACCGCCACCCTGGCCGGTGACGGTTTCCATAGCTTTGCTATAAACTGTTTCCATCTGGGCTAACCGCTTGTCGCAGCGCCCTTTCTATCTGAATTATACCACTTGCCTCCGTTTTGTCAAGAACGGGGGTGTTTTTATTTGAGCAAACAAATCGCAACAATCCCCTTGGGGAATATCTCCAAGCTGCAGATCTATATTAACCGTGGGTGCAAGGGGCTGTCCGTCATCAAGAAGGAGACGGGGGCGGACTACGTACTCAACGGCGGGCTGTTCAATCCGGACTGGACGGCATGCCCGCTGCTGAAGTCGGACGGTGCGATGCAGTCCAAGACGACCTGGCGGGCCTACGGCTTTGGGTGGAACAGACCGGAAGACATTTCCCTGCGTCTGGACTATGAGAATGTGAGCAATTTTATCTCCTGCGTGTGCCTGCTGCGGGGCGGAAAGCGGGAGAAGATCAGCGTAACTTCCGCCCTGGACGGGGCGCGGCAGCGGTCGGCCATCGGCCTGATGGGGGACAAGCTGGCGCTGTACTGCACGGACGAGGGGACGACGCCGGGGGCGCTGCAGCGGGAGCTGGAAAAGCTGGGCTGCACGGACGCGGTGATGCTGGACGGGGGCGGCTCCAGCCAGTGCGACTTTAACGGCAAGCAGATCAAGGCGGCCAGGGTGGTGCACAACCTGCTCCTGGTCTACACGAAAAAGACCGGGGAGGCCCCGGAGAAAGGGGACAAGCCTGTGGGCAGACAGTACAAGGTAACGCCGTCTGTGGGCGTCAATATCCGCAGCGGTCCGGGGACAGGCTATTCCAAGGTTGGGGCCTATGCGTGCGGCACGGTGGTGGCGGTCACGGCTGCGCAGGGCGGCTGGGGACAGACGGCCAAGGGCTGGGTGGCCCTGGAGTATCTGGCGGCCGTGGAGGGCGCTCAGCGGACCACGGACACGGGGATGGAGATTCGTCCGGCGTACATTGACGCCGGACGGAAGAACCGGCCGGGCGGGGTAAATCCCTGCAGGTACATTACCATCCACGAGACGGGCAACAAGGCCTCCGGCGCGGACGCCGAAGCCCATGGGGCCTATCTGAACAGCTCCGCCGGGGAGGCCGATCTGGTCAGCTGGCACTACACGGTGGACGACCACGCCATTGTGCAGCACCTGCCCGATGGGGAGACGGCCTACCACACGGGGGACGGCAAGGCGGGGACGGGCAACGCCCAGAGCATCGGGATTGAGATTTGCGTCAACGCGGACGGGGACTTTGCAAAGGCCAAAGCGAACGCGGCCGCCCTGGTGCGGCTGCTGATGGAGGAGCACGGCATCCCGATTGCAAACGTGGTGCAGCACAACCGCTGGAACGGCAAGGACTGCCCGTACGCCATCCGGCACACGGCCGGGGCCTGGGAGGCCTTCCTGGCGCTGTGCGAGGGTGAGAGCGCCGCGGAGACAGACCGGAAAGCGGTCCAGGAGCGCTTTGGGCTGGCGGACGAGACCATGGACTATCTGGAGGCATACAAATACGGTAAGGATTTGCTGGCCAAGCTGGCCAGTGGAAAGTGAGGACAACATGGATATTTCTTCTCTTGGCATCGCCGGTGTGGCGGCCATTACGGTGATCTGCTTTTTGATCGGGCAGGTGGTCAAGGCAAGCGGACTGGACAACAAATGGATTCCCATTACCTGCGGTATTTCCGGGGCGCTGCTGGGTGTGTTGGGGTTGTTCATGATGCCGGACTTCCCGGCCACGGACTACATCACCGCCCTGGCTGTGGGCATTGTCTCCGGCCTGGCCGCCACCGGTATCAATCAGGTTTACAAGCAGCTGAGCAAGGGGGAGTAAATGGATGGAGTGGCTTGGCCCCGCTATCACTGCGGCATCAGTTGTAATTGTGGCCGTTATAGAGGCCATTGCAGCAAAAGAGCGAAAAAAGGTAAAAATCGGAAACCGAAAAAGCGAGGCGATGATGAACGGGGTTCAAGCGCTTCTGCGCAATGAAATTATATCAAAATATAATCACTATGCAGAACAAGAATTTATTCCCATTTACGGAATGGAAAATGTCCTTGACATGTACGTTGCCTATAAAGACTTGGGTGGAAATGGAACCATTACAAAGCTGGTTGAGCACATGAAGAACATGTCAACAGAACCGCCGAAGGAGTGAGCCGATGCAAGCCCGGATCAGACTGCCAAGCCTCCTTGAAGTATTGACAAAAAGAGAATTGATACGGGCCATTGAAGAGTCTGCGCTAAGTCGGACAGATGAAAAGATTGCAAAGCGCAGGTTAGTGGAAAAATGTGAAATTATTGATATTGCTTGCGAGCTTGGATATGAGCGATCTACAATCAGTAAAAGACTGAAACGAATTATTCTTCGCGTGGAAGAAATTGCAGAACGGATTTATACCTGAAGCGAGCCCCCATCACACTTGGCTGTGATGGGGGTTTTTATATTTTTCATGCTGAAAGTTTCACCTAAAATCCACTTAAATGCCGCGGGGACATCACCCAGCAATTTTTATTTTCTGCGATAATGATTACAGAGAAACTAGAGGAGCAAAAATGATGGTTATTAATGGGAGCAAGTTGATTCAACGGCTGATAAACTGTGGCTATACAGAAGCCAACGCAATTGATATTTGTCAGAAATATGCTGCGGACAAGAATCTTGAAGGCCTGGAGCATTTCATCAGGCTTGCAGAGCGTTTCGATGATGACCGGAATGAATATGTTTGAGTATTTTAATTTAAACCCTGCGGGACGTAATGTCGGGGACTGTACAGTCCGAGCCATTGCTAAGGCTACTGGACAGGGATGGGAAGAGACTTATGTAGGGCTTTGTGTGGAAGGGCTATCCATGTATGACATGCCAAGCGCTAATTCTGTATGGGGATCGTACCTTCGAAGAAAAGGATTTCAGCGCAGGATTATTCCGGATGCCTGCCCAGACTGTTATACCGTGAGCGAATTTGCATCGGAACACCCAATCGGGACTTATATTTTAGCATTGTCTGGACATGTAGTATGTGTGGATGATGGAGTAGTCTATGATTCATGGGACAGCGGCGGAGAAATACCGCTTTATTACTGGACAAGGAGTGAATGATATGGCGTTTGGATACCCGAATTATTATCAACCAAACTATGGCTATGTGCCACCAATGGCGGATCAGCTAACACAGCTGAGGCAGAATCAATTCCAGGGCAGTCCACAAATGAATAATCAGCCCGTAATAAATCAACCTGTTATGAGTCAGCCAGCTGGGAATGGAATCATTTGGGTACAAGGCGAAGAGGGCGCGAAAGGTTATCTTGTGGCACCTGGCAACAGCGTTATGTTGATGGACAGTGAAAAGAGTTCCTTTTATCTGAAGTCGACAGATCAGAGCGGAATGCCACAGCCTTTGCGTATTTTTGATTACACAGAACGTACAACGGCGACAAGGCCGACAGCAGATGTTGCCTCACCCACGAATACGGAATTTGCCACAAAAGCAGAGCTTGAGGCGCTTGCGGCGCGCTTGGACGCTTTAATGGCTGAAGAAACGACAAAAACCGCTAAAAAGCCAGTAAAGGAGGATGCCAAGAATGCCTAACCCGTTGTTTTCAATGCTTGGCGGCGGAATGCCAAACATTCCAGATCCCATGGGGAATTTTGCACGGATGATGCAGCAATTTCAGCAATTTAAAGCCAATTTTCAGGGCGATCCGAAACAAGAAGTGGAAAAGCTGCTGCAGTCTGGGAAACTGAATCAGAGCCAGCTCAATCAATTGCAAAATATGGCCCAGCAGTTTATGCAGGTAATGCCCAAGTGAGGCTTTAATCGTGGCCACGATTTAGCATACATTTTATTTTATTAAAAATTGAAAGGAGAAATACTATGTCTCTTTCTGGCGACACCACTATGATGATGCCGGTTGCTCCTACTGGCTATGCTGGCGGTAACGGAGGCTTCGGCGGATTTGGTGATAACGGCGCATGGTGGATTATCATTCTTTTCCTGTTTGTGTTCTGCGGCTGGGGCAACAATGGATGGGGCGGCAACGGCGGCATGAACGGCGGCGTCGGTTCTGAGGTACAGCGCGGATTTGACCACTCTTCCGTTGTAAGCAAACTGGACGGTATCACTCAAGGTATTTGTGACAGCACTTATGCCTTGAACAACGCAATTAACACCGGTTTTAGCAATGCGGAGCTGTCCCGCTGCAACCAGCAGGCGGCCCTGATTCAGCAGCTCAACAATATGGCTATGCAGGCTCAAAACTGCTGCTGCGAGACCCAGCGGGCGATTGACGGCGTGAACTACAACATGGCAACCAATACATGCGCCCTCCAGAACACCATGAACAACAACACCAGGGACATTATTGACAATGCCAATGCCAATTCCAGAGCCATCCTCGATTATCTGTGCCAGGATAAGATTTCCACTCTCCAGGCCGAAAATCAGAGTCTCCGGCTGGCTGCGTCTCAGGCGAACCAGAACGCGGTACTCCAGGCGGCTATGGACGCAAACACTGCGGAGATTTTGCGCCGCACCGCACCTCTGCCTGTCCCGGCTTATCAGGTGGCAAACCCCTATACGGGTGTTTATGGAAGCTGTTGCAATCCCTGCGGCTGCTAAAAAACTGTATAGACCTCAACTTGTAGGAACTCTTACATGTTCGGCCCCGTGCCGATTTTGAACACTGCGGCGGGGCAATAGCCTCGCCGCTTATTTTAACCGGGTCGAAATCGACCCCTTTAGAAAGGATTGATTTTATGGCTGAATATACGAATATTGGTCCTGTGACCGTAGCCGCTGGTCAGAATGTACCGCTTACCGAAACTGCCGTATCTGGTGGCAGCTGTATCGTCCACCGGGAAGGAGCTGGTGTTGTAACCCTGAGAGGCCAGACCAACCAGTGTCGGGCGCGGTATAAAGTCAGCTTTGGTGGGAATATTGCAATCCCCACGGGAGGGACCGTGGCTCCGATCTCTATTGCTCTATCTGTGAGTGGAGAGCCGCTTGCCAGCGCAACAGCAATTGTAACCCCTGCTGCAGCAGAAGATTATTTTAATGTGTTCACAGCGGTCTTTATTGAAGTGCCGCGTGGCTGCTGCGTAACTGTGGCCGTGGAAAATACCAGCACTCAGGCGATTAATGTTGCAAATAGCAATCTGATCGCCGAACGTGTATGCTGATAGGAAGGAGTAATATAATGAGCATGAGAGCCTTGGAAGACCTGCGTGAAATGCTTTGCGAGGAGCTTGACGAAATTGCAAAGAAACAGGAAATGAATGCAGGTGACTTAGAGACTGTACACAAGCTGACAGATACTATTAAAAACATTGATAAAATTTATCTGCTGGAAGAGGACGGCGAGTATAGTCAGGCCGGAGACTGGGAGGCTGACATGCGCGGTACCTATGGCCGTGGCAGCTCTTACGCCAATCGAGGCAAACATTATGTGCGCGGCCATTATAGCCGTCGTGACGGGGATGATTATAGTCAACGCCGTGATGGTATGGGGCGATACAGCCGTGGAGATGCAAAAGAGCACATGATTACGAAACTAGAAGAAATGGAGCGAACTACGAGCAATGAAAAAGAGCGCGAGGCTATCCGCCGCTGCATTAGTCAGCTAGAAAACGCATAATAAAGGGGGCGGCCATATGTTGGACGCCAAAGAAATTGATTTGGCAATTGCGGAATTGGAATATAAGGAGTCCAGTTACCCTAATTACCAGAAATTGGCCAGTCTATATACCATCAGAAAGGAAATGCAGAACAAACCAAACGCCACTTTGCACGAGAGAGAATACTCCGGGACTGCAATGCCGGAAAAAATATCTGTACGAGCTTCTGCCGATGTGTATGGAGACAGTGATTTTTTGCAAGCCGTATCCGGAAAAGACCAACATGCAGCTTGGATCATCATGGACGAATTGATGGACACACTCAAGGTTGTAAACCAGCGTGTCTATGACGGGGTTATGCGTAAAATTAGGGCACTTTGAAATAGAGGCTCCCACAACTTTTGGGAGCCTCTACTTTTTGCACATATATACTCAGAAAGTTACGTTATTGTTACTTATTTGCTACATAAAACCCGCAAACCATTGAAAATAAAGAGAAAATTTTTTATATCCATTACAATCCCATTAAATATTGCAACAATAAAAATAACTATTTAGTCCTACATACTCGAAATATCGAAATAAATATACTATTTTTTATAACATTTTTTGAATTTACTTTTTGCACATATTTACAAAACAAGTTACAAATTCTATTTCATCTTTAAGATTTCTTTTCTCAAAAAGGAAACATTTATGTGAGTATAATGGTCTGTAACATCCTTGTCCGCATGTCCTAGAATTCGTTTCACTGCTATTTCATCCATTCCGGCCATTCTCATTCTGGACGCTGCGGTATGTCGGCACCAATGCGGCGTAGCTTGTGGAGCACCCAATTCTTTTGCAATGGTTGAAAATAATTTTCGGTATGTGTCCGGACGAATTACATCTCCGTTATCATTGCAAACAATAGCTTTCCCGTCTTGAAACATACGGTTTTCAAGATATGGTTTAATCTTTGGGTGGACTGGCACAATCCGATCTTTCCCCGCAGTTGTCTTAATGCCACCCTGTAAATAGTCTCCGTCTGCATGATAAGAGTATTTTGTTAATTCCAAAAATTCGGAGATTCGGAAACCGGTATAGCATAAAATAAGTACTGTATCAGCCCACGGAACCCCATCTTTTGCCATCCGCTCTAAAGCTATTAATTGCTGCTCGGAAAAAGCGTTTTTTTCTACCTTTGCCTCCATGCGAGGCAATTCAACATATTCGGAGTAGTCTTTCTTTATAAGATCACGTTTCATGGCATATTTACATAAAGCCCTCATTAAACTAAGGTCGTTATTGATAGAAGAGTTTGATAATTTCTTCCTCTCATCATCATCAATAATTCCCTGCAAATCATCTAATGTAATTTTACGTATCTCTTTGTATCCTAGGACGCTGATACGCCCCCACGATGCTTTATAGCTTGCAATGGATGCTTTTCCCGCTTTTTCATATTTTCTGGCGCTCCAGGAATCGTATACGTTTGCAAGAGTAATTCCGATATCCTGTGCTTTGCACCCAGAGCGCAAATATTCCTCTAAAGCGGCTTGTGCCTCTTTGGCCGTTCTGTGATAGGATAAATATTTTTGTTTCCAGAGGCCTGGCCTTTCTTGATAGGATATACGTATAGCATAACGATTTCTGCGATTCGGACCAAGATTTACAATACTTCCTGTTCCGTTGGCTCTTCTCATTGACTTTTCCCTCTATTCTGTTAAAATAAAGGGGTGATAACGGCAACCAAACCTTATCACCCCTATGTGATCCGTCCCTGGTGTTGCATCCACTGGGGACGGTATTTTATTGCGCCTTTTTCAGTTCGGCGAGCTCCTGTGATAATGTACGGACAGCCAGCTTGAGAACGTCCATTTCGCTGCGCAGCTTTTCGAATTCGCTCTTCGGCGTGAGCGCATCCAAAATGTCCCTCTGGCCCTCAGCCAGAAGATTGAATTTTGTCTGTACCTCCGTATCCAGCAATAGTTTTATTCGTCTAGTGCTTTCATCTAGGATTTCCTGCTTCTGCTGGTCCAGCAAGTTCTTTGTATCAAACATAATATCCTGCTTCTGCTGGTCCAACTTCTGATCAATTCGGGTTTCCATTCCCTTCATCATTTCCGCGATTGCCTGTAAATCTTTTTCTTCTAACATAAATAGTCCTCCGTCTATTTTCAATTTTCTACCAATATCAAGTAAAATGTCCGTTAGAAAGGACTTTTCAAAAAACTATCATGTAGAAAAACGACTTCATATTTTGATGGTTTTGTCCATTGAAAATATAGAACAAAAGTTCTATATTGTAATCGTAAGACATATTTTTTGATTTCAACCTCTAATAAGTCCAATAGCTGGATTTAAGAGATCCATAATTATTGCATAGCCTAAAAGAATGCCGCACAAGACAAACAAAACGATAATTACCTTATTTCTATGTAGAATTCCTTTTTGCAGAAGGGAATATTTTTCTTGTGCATGCTTTAATCGAATTTCTAAGATGCCTTCATCGTCAACCAACCGTTTATCTGATTTGATTCCAAAATAGCTATCTAGGGATACCCCCAGGGCCGCACAAATCGGACCAACTGTATAGACGGACGGGGCCTTAGATGATTCTGAAAAGTAGTTGTTAACAGTAGACGAAGATAAATTTGCTCTATCTGCTATGTTTTGATTTGTTAAGTTTAAAGAGTCTTTTTTTTCCTTACACAAATCTTTAATTAATACCTCCATTTTGGGCCTCCAATAAGCAGATTCTAAGGTTTGGTTTTAAAATTATAAGGTTTGGGTAGCTGCATTACAAACTTTGGCATTGAAATAACAAGGTTTGATTATAGACGCAGCACCTTTCAATCTGCTAGGATAGACTCATAGCAGATCGGTCTGTAAAGTTGTTGGTCTGCTATAAGGCCCCGTCACCTGTCGCATAGGCGGCGGGGCCACTTTTTTATTTATTTTTCATATTCAAATATGATGTCTTTTCCGCTCCAAAAATCTGGAGTAAATCTAATTTCCACTTTGTTCCAATCATCTGGAACCTCATAACCAACCACGCCAGTCATTTTTCGTCCGGCTGCTACGCTACCATCCAGCTGAGACTTATTGCTGGTTGTCATGGCACCTATACTGATATTTGTGCTATAGTCGTCAAAATATGCCGAAAATGACATCAAAGAACTGACCGCTATTTCTGAATCTGATTGATTGTCAATGTCAAATTCTAGTACAACAAATACATTCCCTGAATTTGGCTTTAAGAATTGATTCCCTCCATCTTCATTAACACTCAAAAGCGTTACATTTACTCCATTGAGAGATACAACGTCCCCAACATGAAATACATCTTCTTGATTGCTACTGGTTTCTGTAGGGGTTGGTGCATTAGACACTGTCCCGATTTTTTGTGGATCATCAGAATCCCCTGCTATAGCCCCAAATACACCTATTAGTGCAAGAATCAAAATTAGAGCAACTACAATATGTACCTTTTTGCGCTGCTTTGCACCGCAAGAAGGACATACTTTTGCAGTTCTTGCAATATCAGCTCCGCAGGTCTTACATTTTATCATCTTTGCCAATTTACATCTCTCCACTCTCTATAAATTCCGCGTCGACGGGTTAGATAACTAAATAGATTTTAAATAAAGGGGGACGCAATATGACGCCGAAAAAAGAAAGAACAATCAAAGAAGTTGTGCCCGATGATCCGATCTATCAAAAGTACATGATGCTGACTGACGAAAACAAAGAAATTATTCTTCGCTTGATTGAGCGGCTAGAAGCTGATCAATCATAGTCTCTATAATTGCTTTGTTTGCTGCGCTTAATTTTTCAAAATTTGGAATCTTTCCGCTCCCCGGATGGGGAGCGGTTTCTTTTTGTTCTGGTATCTGGCTCTCAATCAGCCCCCTCACCAGCTCTATATCCTCCGGCTCCACCAAAATCTCTTCCGGCGTTACCTGGAGGATGCCGCACATCCGGGCTGCTTCTTCGGGGGAGGGGAGGTTGCGACCCCTTTTTACCTCGCTGATCCAATTTTTGTGCTTTCCAACCATTTCAGCCAAATCTACGGCTTTCCAGTGCTTTCCCCTTGCGAATCGAAGACACGAGTCTACGTCAATTTTTACTACCTTACGCTTTGACATAAGCCCTCCTTGTAATTAAGGATTATCCTGAGACATTTTTTCAATGCTCAGACAATCCCATAAAACGACATTTAATTCTTTGGCCAAAGTTTTGGCCGCCCGAGTAAACACATTGTTTGTTGCCACTATGGCAACATGAGCATCATAGTGTGTTTTAGCAGCATAAATTTGCTGAACAGCTTCGATTCCTACCATAGAAGAATAATATTTGCATTGCACAACGTATTTTATGCCATCCTTTTGCGCCAGTACATCTGCGCCAAAATCTTGGCTTTTCTTTGTCACTTCTATTTGCTGGAATCCTTTCTGCTTCATCATTTTTGCTATATATTCTTCAAACTCATAACCGTCTATAGTTAGATTGTGATTTCTAAACCTTTCCACATCTTCGAGTATTTCGTTAAATGCGGATTCTTCTTTTTTGTCTACGCGCTTGAACCAGTCAATAATAGTACATTCTGTTTTTCGCATGGCCTTTTCGTATTGTTTCAAACCTTCTATATATTTTTCGATTTTTTCTTTTTCTTCTAAACAATCTTTAAGTACGCGGTTCTTAATGGATTTCTCCATCTGATTAATTTGTTCTTCTCGCTCATTCAGCCTAGTTTCTCGTTCTTTTAGTTCTTGTTGATAATCCCTCAACATTATCCGATATTCGCGGCTTTTGTTTAACCTAGATAACAAAATTTTTTCCGTTTCCGTAAATTGGCTTTCCTTTTCTGCGTATTTGCTTTGAATACGATCCTCTATCATTTTGTCCAACAAATTCATCGCAATTCACCTCTACGCCAAAAAGGAACCAAAGATTTTGTGCATTAAGACAAGATAAAAAATGGCTATTTAGATTGACAACGAGAAAAAATACGGCTATAATACATTCATAAGCTTTGCAGAGGCAACAACAAACCAAGCCCATCACATAAGATTGGCCGATGGACAAATATAGCCGATATTTTGTTGGTTGGCACTTACATAATAACGGCTTTTGGTTGCGTTGTCAATAACAGGTTTATAGGAAGGGGTGAAAAAATGCGAACTTTAAAAGAACTTCGTGAATCCACAGGCATGACACAGCACGATGTAGCAAGAAAGCTCGATGTTACGGACGTAGCGGTCAGCCGATGGGAGTGCGGACGGTCTAATCCGCTGTTCAAGTATCGGGAACGCTTGGCGGCTCTCTACGGCGTTCCCTTGAACATCGTGAATGAGCTCCTTACAGAAGATTGTAACAAATAAGCACTCCTTTATATTGCGGGATATTCGAACAGTTGCAGAGATAAGCCCGCAAGGAAACGCAAAAAGAAAGAGAGCACCAACGGAGAAGAAGAAGCCCGCCCCTGACGGGGCGGGAGTGAAGGAAGGGTGAGCGGAGTGGAAATTCTCCCGATTGTTTCGATTGCTCTAGCGTCTTTTTCGGCTGGGTTCAGTCTTTGCAATTTTATTTATTTGCTATCCCAATTTAAGCGCAGTTACGGCGATTACAAGGCTGGCAATCGCAACGAGCAGAGCGAGAATAGCAACGGTTAAATTCATTACATCAAAACGGTGATCTCTGAAGTACGCGGCCCGCCGCTCTTTCCTTCTCTTTGCGTTTTGTGGAGAGCGTGGGTCATATTTCTCGGTGTACTTCTTAATTTTGGGATTGTCGGCCATATTTTATTCCCCCTTTTCTCATCAGTATACCACGGCAGGAAAGGGGTCACAACAAAAAGCGCCCCGGCCAGTGCACCCCCACCGACCAGGGCATGACACCACGTAAGCACGCTACGAGGTATCGGAGACAGTATATCATATCCTCCGGCCTCTGGCAAGAATAGGAGGATTTTTTATCCATGGATGAGAACAACAAAATCAAAGACCTAGAAGCTCAGGCAAGAAACACAAAACATCTGATAGACATGCTCAATGAAGCATATTACGGCATGACTTGGGACGAACACGAACGTCTGCATGGCCGGAAGGGAGGAGATATAGATGAGACCAAGAACACAGATTCGTCCGCCAGTTCCAACCGACAATGAAATACTATCTTACGATAACGTGCCTGTTAACGTGGCGGCGCTTTACCTGGACTGGCCAGAACAAACTGTGCGACTTGCATTGAGGGAAGGTCGCGCGACCTTTGGGATTGCAGTCAAAGACAAGGCTCTTACTTACAAAATCAGCCCTGGTGGCCTGGTGAAGTATAAGCGTGATGGTATCCCTTGCTTTGACTACGCAACCATTCAGCACATGATTCAGACCGCAATTACAAAAACAATTCAAGAAGAAATGTGGGATTTTAAGGGAGGGTTACAGGAGTGAGAAACCATACCAGAGAAGAGCGCCGCCAGCGGCGGAGCAGCGCACGGTGCGCGGCGGTTCTTGCGGCCGGGATAATTTTGGCCCTTAGCCTGCCGAACTGGCTTACGTGGTGGGGGCTGTGAAGGGAATTTTGCGAAGCGCGGTAGTCGGCTGGGCAATCATCTGTGTGCTGACGCTGTGGCCTGCGTTTCTGCCGGAGCCAGTTCGATGGGCTGCGGCAAAGGCGGACAAGCCTGTGGTGGAAGATGGGGTCAGAGGGGAAGCGCCCTGGGAGGCGCAGCTGATCGAGGCGGCGCTGGTAGAACAGGGGTATTTCCGGGACGACGTGCCATTAAGTTTTGAGCTGCAGGATGTGTTGCATACGGCCTGCGAGACAAACAACGTGCCCTATCATGTGGCCCTTGGCCTGATTGAGGTGGAGAGCGGATTTAACCTGGAGGCGATGAGCCCGGCGGGATGCGTTGGACTCTGCCAGATCAACCCGCAATACTTCCCCATCGGCCTCACACCGGCGGAAAACATTGAGGCGGGCATGGAGTATCTTGGGAGCTTGATTGACCGCTATGGGGACCTGGGAGCGGCCCTGACGGCATACAACGCAGGGAGCGACACAGGAGACAGGACATACGCAAGCGCCGTGCTGGAGGCGGCGGAGGAATGGGGGTATTAACTTGAATCCGATTACACAAAAAGAACTGCAAGAGATTCTGCATTTACATAACATGTGGCTATGCGGTAATGACGGCGGTGTTCGTGCCAACCTGAGCGATGCCAACCTGAGCGATGCCAACCTGAGCGATGCCAACCTGAGCGATGCCGACCTGAGCGTGGCCAACCTGCGCGTGGCCAACCTGCGCGGGGCCAACCTGAGCGGGGCCGACCTGCGCGGGGCCAACCTGAGCGGGGCCGACCTGCGCGGGGCCGACCTGCGCGATGCCGACCTGAGCGTGGCCAACCTGAGCGGGGCCAACCTGAGCGGGGCAAAAAATATAAAATCGGTGAAATACGATGAAAATACTTCGTTTTTTGCGCTTCAATGCCCAGAAAAAGGTGAGTATGTTGCATACAAAAAAGCACATGGCCTGATTATAGAACTGAAAATTCCAGCGGATGCGCTTCGGTCGTCGGCCACCAGCCGTAAATGCCGGGCCAGCAAGGCGACTGTAATCAGTATTACAGACGCGGCTGGGAATCCAGCAGGAACAAAGGTTCCAAGCGACTATGACTCAAACTTTGTTTACGAAATAGGAAAAACGGTGGAGGTTTCTAGCTTTAACACGGATCGCTGGTCGGAGTGCTCTGCTGGCATCCATCATTTTATCACCCGTCAGGAAGCGGTCAATTACGCATAAAAATCGCCGCCAAACAGGTGGGAGAGACCTGGAAGGCGGCAGAGGCAAATAACTGCAAGGCCATTATAAGGCCTGGAAGGAGAGAAGTCAATGGCGGTCATATACGGAAATCCTCTGCGGGACACGATGGAGCGGGAGGGGCATTATGATCCGTACACGGCAGAAGAAGTGCTGAACGCGATGGACTACGAGCTTTCGAAATATGTATCGGACGATGTGCGCGACGCTATTTGGAATGTGATGGTAAAGCAGTTTCCAACGAACTGAGGAGAAGAGCATGGACAACTATTTTTCTGTATTGAACAACATTAACGTAAACGACAAGACCGAAAAAAAGAACGGTCTGACCTATCTCTCCTGGGCATGGGCCTGGGGAGAGGTGAAGAAGCGGTTCCCTGACTCCACCTACACCATCTATGAGAATGGGCAGGGCTGGAATTACCACACGGATGGACGCACCTGCTGGGTGAAGACCGGCGTGACTGTGAACGGTGTGGAGCACATTGAGGAGCTGCCGGTGATGGACTTCAAGAACAGGTCGATTCCGCTGGAGAGTGTGACCAGCTTTGACGTGAACAAGGCCATTCAGCGCAGCCTGACCAAGGCGGTGGCCCGGCATGGGCTGGGGCTTTACATCTACGCGGGGGAGGACCTGCCGGAGGAGGAGAAGCCAGGCGATGGGATACAGAAGGAAAAGCCGGGCTTCCGGGACCCGGCGAAGGGCGACGAGCCCGTATACTGCGAAGCGTGCAAGGCACGCTTCACCGACTACTGGGACGGGGAGGGCCTGATCAAGGCCGCGGCGCTGGCGGAACGGTCGAGGGCGAAGTTCGGGAGGGCGCTATGCGCCAAGTGCTGCAAGGCGGCGGGGCGATGAAGCTGACCTTCTCTGAGGCGAAATTCGACGGCGGTTGGCTGTGCCTGAAGGTGAACGAGCCAGCCCCCGCCCGGGCCTTTATCTTGAAGCTGGGGCGGAAGCTGTATGACTGCAGCATTAAGGAGCACCGGGAGAAGCGGAGCCTGGACGCCAACGCCTATGCGTGGGTACTTATAGACAAGATCTCCAAGGAAACGAACGTGCACAAGACGGATGTATACCGTGAGGCGATCCGGGAGGTCGGCGGGAACACGGACATCATCTGCGTGCCGGAGAAGTCGGTGGACGAGCTGTGCGAGGGCTGGGGACGGGGGCGGCTCGGCTGGCTGACGGACCGGATGCCGAGCAAGCTGCCGGGCTGTGTGAACGTGGTGCTCTACTACGGCTCGTCCACCTTTGACACGCAGCAGATGAGCCGCCTGATCGATGGGCTGGTACAGGACTGCAGGGCGCTGGGGCTTGAGACGCTGCCGCCGGACAAGCTGGCCCTGCTGAAGGAGGCGTGGGACACATGACACAGAACGAAAGGGTGCTGCGGCACCTGGAGGACGTTGGGGAACTTTCCCCCGTTGAGGCCATGGAGCGCTATGGGATTATGAGGCTTGGGGCCAGGATATGGGATTTGAGGCGGGAGGGCTACCGGATTGACCGCACCATGAGGGCCGGGACGAATCGCTATGGTGAGCTGGTCCACTATGCCGTATACCGGCTTTTAGAGGAGGGAACGGGCTGTGCATAAACAGACCAGGGCAAGCGCGATTCCGGCCCGTGTGAAGGCGGCTGTTGCGCTGCGGGACAGCGCGAACGGACCGGCCACCTGCATTGTCTGCGGCGCGCCCGGTGGACCGCACTGCCATGTGGTGCGGCGGTCTCAGGGCGGTATGGGGATTGAGCAGAACATTGTTACGCTGTGCGGGCCGTGCCATTATGCCTTTGACGAGGGCATTGGGATGGAGCGGCTGCGGCCCCTTGGCTTTCAGACCAGGGCGGATGTGAGCCGGTACATCGTGGAGTATCTGAAGGGGTTTTACCCGAACTGGACGCGGGAGAGCGTCACCTATAGAAAGTGGGGATAGAAATTGCTGAACAGGATTGTGATGATGGGCCGCCTCACCCGTGACCCGGAGCTGCGGCACACACAGAACGGGACGGCGGTGGCGTCCTTTACGCTGGCGGTAGACCGGGATTTTAAGGACAAGCAGACCGGGGAGAAGGAGACTGACTTTATTGACTGCGTGGCCTGGCGGCATACGGCGGAGTTTGTATCCCGCTACTTTTCCAAGGGCCGTATGGCCGTGGTGGAGGGCCGGCTGCAAATCCGGAACTGGACGGACAAGGAGGGCAATAAACGCCGCTCCGCCGAGGTATTGGCCGACAGCGTGTACTTTGGGGATTCCAGGCAATCGGAGGGTGGCAACGCGCCGGAGGAGAGTTTCCCGCCGGAGCCGGGGCAGGAGCTGAGTGAGGAAGAGGACGACGGGGAGCTGCCTTTCTGACGGAGGAGACTAGATTGTAGGTGAGGCAATGGCAATAGAGTATTTTTGCTGTTTCCATAGTTATCGGAAGAAAATTGCGAAGCTATCAGATCAAGAGGTAGGGCGGCTATTC